AGAAGAAGGAGACTACCCATGACCACTTCGCAGTCAATCCTCGACCGACACCCCGGCGACGCGGAGGCGCTCGCCGCCGCCGCAGCCATGCGTGAGACCTACGGCTCGCCAACGCAGGGCGAGGGCCGCATGCGTGGCGGTCGCCTCGTCTCGACGTACGCCGTCGGCGACACGATCTCGTGGCTGACGCCCGAGGGCTACCGCCAGGGCGTCGTCATCGAAGTGCTAGACGAGGACGCCAACGTCTACCACTGCGTTGAGCGTCGCCCCGGCGGGGCTCGGCTGCACCACGCGGTCGATGGCGACGCGATCGCACCGTTCTGACCACAGGAGCGCCGGTGGAACCGGCTTCGCAGGGACGCAGATCGCCGCTGACGCAGGACGGGGACGCGGCGGGTTTGACACGGGATCGACAACGCAAGAAAGCGAGGGACAGATGACGACGGAGATCTCCACACACACGACGCCCGCGAGGGGGCTGGCTCTCGCCACGTTCGACGATGCCTTCCGGTTCGCGAAGGTCGTCGCGGCGACCGAGTTCGCACCGAAGGACTTTCGCGGCAAGCCCGAGGCGTGCCTGCTTGCGATTCAGCACGGGGCCGAGCTCGGCCTGTCGCCGATGCAAAGCCTGCAGTCAATCGCCGTGGTGAACGGCAGACCCAGCGTCTACGGCGACACCGCCCTGGCGGTCTGCAAGGGCTCGCCCGTCTGCGAGTGGGTCCGCGAGCGGATCGAGGGCGACGGCGACGCCATGGTGGCGATCTGCGAGGCGAAGCGGCGCGGCGATGCCGAGCCGGTCGTGAGCCGCTTCACGATGGGCGACGCGAAGCGGGCCGGGCTCGCCGGCAAGGCCGGTCCCTGGACGCAGTACCCGCGCCGCATGCTGCAGATGCGGGCTCGAGGATTCGCCCTGCGTGACGCGTTCCCCGACCTCTTGCACGGGCTGATCACGGCGGAGGAGGCGCAGGACTACCCGACGCCGGCGACGCCGCGCGAGCCGGTGCAGGTGCGGCCGAAGTTCGAGCCGCCGGCGACGGACGCCCAGCCGGAGACGCCGGACACGCCGGCGAGGGCGACGGTCGAAGACATGGAGCAGGCCCGGCTGGCGATCAGTAAGACCCGCACGCCGGAGACGCTCACGAAGATCCGCCGCACGGTGGAGCGTCGGCTCCTGGACGAGCAGTTCTACACCGACGCCCAGGCGGACGAGCTCCTCGGCCTGCTGGACACCAAGGCCGAGTTTATCAACGGCAGCGAGGTGACGGCATGAGCGAGCGTCAACGCCTCTACCGCGCCGAGCTCGGCGCGAGCGTCAACGCAACGACCGGCCACAGCGTCCTGTCGTGGTTCGGCACGCTTACCGAGTGCGGCGAGTGGGTCGAGCAGGGCCAAGCCAGGTGGCGTCGCGACGGCACGTGGCACGAGACCGAGGCCGCGGCAATCGCGTCGCTCGCGCCACGGATCGAAGCGATCGGCTACGCGTGCCTGAATCAGGCCCAGCAGCTACGGGAGCAGTCGTCGTCTTAGGTACACCGCGGCCCGCCCTGGTCACAGCGGCTGTAACCATCGGCCGCATGGGTCGCCAACCGGGAGTGGCGCGTAACCACTGACGCAAGCCGCACGTGACGCGGCAGAGACACACGGAGGTGGAGAGTGATGATCGCAGCAACGCAGACGAGCTACGAGGACTTTCTCGCATCAAAGCAGCAACTCGAGAGCAACCACGGCTTCGAGCCGGTTGCCATACCCGACTGGCTGTTCGACTTCCAAAAGCACCTAGTTGAGTGGGCGTGCCTCAAGGGACGCTCGGCGATCTTCGCCGGATGCGGTCTCGGCAAGACGCCGACGCAGTTGGCGTGGGCCGAAAACATTGCTCGCAAGACCGGCAAGCCGGGGCTGATTCTCACGCCGCTGGCGGTCAGTCACCAGACGGTTCGCGAGGCTGAGAAGTTCGGCGTCGAGGCTCACCGCTCGGTCAACGGCAAGGTGATGCCGAACATCACCGTTACCAACTACGAGCGGCTAAAGCACTTCGACCCGGCTGACTTTGGCGGCGTCGTGTGCGACGAGGCGTCGATCATCAAGCACTGGTCGGGCGCTACGCAGAAGGCAGTGACGCGGTTCCTCAACAAGATGCCCTATCGCCTGCTCTGCACGGCGACTCCGGCACCGAACGACTACATCGAGATGGGGACTCACTCTGAAGCCCTTGGCGAGATGAACTACAGCGAGATGCTGGGGATGTTTTTCCGCCAAATCAGCGACGACGAAAAGAAAAGGAAGGCGACAGCAGATGACGTGATTCACAGCCGCCGGCTGTCGTGGCGAGTAATTCAATCGATTGGCGAATACGCCATGAAGCCTCACGCTTTCGAGCCGTTTTGGAAGTGGGTTTCGTCGTGGGCCAGAGCGTGCCGCAAGCCATCCGACTTAGGGCCGTATGACGATGCCCGATTCGTGCTGCCTGAACTCATCCGCCGAGATCACACGGTTACGCCACGCAAGGCTCCGCCGGGTTATCTGTTCACGATCCCGGCTTTCGGCCTGAACCAGGAACGCGGTGAACGACGCCGCACGGTTGAAGAGCGGTCGGAACTCGTGTGCAGTCTGACGCGAGATTCCGATTGTGCTGTCGTTTGGTGCCAACTCAATGATGAGGCAGACCGCATTGAGGCCGATGTGGCCGGTGCCGTTCAGATAAAAGGCTCTTTGAGCCTTGATGAAAAAGAGGAGCGTCTGATCGCGTTCCTCGACGGCCAGGCTCGCGTGCTTGTCACAAAGCCAAAGATTGCAGGGCTCGGGCTGAATCTTCAGCACTGTGCCCACGTCGTGACGTTCGTAGACCACAGCTACGAGCAGTTTTACCAGGCCGTGCGCCGCTGCTGGCGATTCGGGCAGAAGAGGCCGGTGACGCTCGATGTTATCGCCACGGAAGGTGAGATCAACGTGCAACGAAACATGGACAGAAAGGAACGGCTGGCAGAGCAAATGTTTGAGGCCATCGTTCAGTTCATGAATGAGTCGGAAAGGCTCACTGTTCAGTACGCCCACAACGAAACGGAGATGCCAGCATGGCTTGCCGCGACCAAGTGATTACGGACGAATACGCGATTTACCACGGCGACTGCGTGGAGGTAATGAAAGACCTCCCTGAGGCGTCTGTGCATCTGTCGATTTACTCGCCGCCGTTTGCTGGCCTGTACCAATACAGCAGCGATCCGGCAGACATGAGCAACAGCAAGAACTACGAAGAGTTCATGGAGCACTACGCTCACGCGATCCGCGAGATTCATCGCGTGACGATGCCTGGACGCATGAGCGCGGTTCACTGCCAAGACATCCCCATCTTGCGGCCGAAGGATCACCACCTGTCGGATTTCCCCGGCGACATAATCCGGCTTCACAACAAGCTCGGCTGGAAATACTGCGCTCGCTACCACGTTTGGAAAGAGCCGCTGACGGTTCGCAATCGGACGATGGTCAACTCCCTCCATCACAAAACGCTTTGCGAGGACTCAACGCGGTGCTCTGTCGCAAACGCGGATTACCTCCTCATCTTCCGCCGCAGCGGCGACAATCCGATTCCTGTCGATCACCCGACCGGCCTGATGAGCTACGCCGGATCGCGAGAAGTTCCTCAGGAACTTCTCAAGTATCGCGGGCACAAGGGGAACCAGATCGAGAACGGGTATTCCCATTGGGTGTGGCGGCAATACGCATCGGCCTTTTGGGATGACGTGCGGATCGACAGGACGCTCGGCACAGGCGCAAGCCTCTATTCCGCCAACAAGGCCGACAAGGACGAGCCAGACGAAAAGCACATGCACCCGCTGCAGCTTGATGTGATCGAGCGGGCATGCGTGCTGTGGAGCAACCCAGGAGAGACGGTACTAACGCCGTTTCTTGGTGTCGGAAGCGAAGCATACGGGGCTGTGCTCAATGGTCGGCGCGCCGTTGGCATTGAGCTCAAGCCGGCCTACTTCCGCCAGGCCGTGAAGAATCTCGACAAGGCTGCACGCGGCCGAGCCGAGCGGGAGTCTGTCGTTCAAGACGCGGAGGCAGTGGCATGAGCGACACCACGGGCACCTACTACTACCAGCCCGAGAAGCCGCAGCCGGCAGACCTGTTGACGAACCCGCCATACCAGACCGGCACTGGCTATGACGCCGCGTGCGGAAGCGGGGATTGGCTGGTTGAGGCGACGAAGGCAGTGGAGGGCAAGCAATGAACCACTACGGCATCGAGGACTGCCCCGGCCCGCTCTTCGCCCAACGTGCCCCGAGCGTTCACGGCTCGGTCACATCGGCCAAGGCCGCCGATTCGCTGGACGCGACCACGCTCAACCGGCTGCACCGCCAGGTGCTCGCGTTTCTCGAAGCCCGGCCAGACGGCGCGACGGATGAGGAAATCGTCGCGGGCACCGGCTTGAACCCGAGCACGGCGAGACCGCGACGGATTGAGCTTGCACGGCGTGGTCTCGTGGTCGAGGCCGGGACAAGGAAGACGGCGTCAGGACGGATGGCGGTTGTGTGGAAAGCAACGCAGTGACAGCCTCGCTAGGGGCGGCTGCAAGGTTGATTGAAAACGAGACGCGAAAGGAATCAGTCATGGGATACGAACTGGTTGGAACTCCAAGGACCGAGAGAGTGACGCAGGCTTTGGCAACGAAGTTCCGCGACATGGACCCGGTGCCGCACGACAGGCCGCTCAATCCGAAGCGTGTCGAGGCGTACCGGAAGATGCTGGCGGCTGGCCTGTTTCGGCCTGTTCAGTGGGCGACGGTGCATTGCAACGAGACGCAGGCCACCTACCGCGTCAACGGCAAGCACACCAGCAATCTGTTTGCCGAGTACGAAGAACTTCCGCAGTCCGTGCACGCCACAATCGAGCACTACCACTGTGACGATCTGGACGATGTGGCCCGACTGTACGCGACTTTCGACAGCCGCACGCAAGTGCGAACGACGAACGACATCAATCGTGCGTTTGCGGCAATCGACGACGAGCTTTCGCAGATGCCAGCAAAGATCATCAATCTTTGCGTCACTGCAATCGCGTACGGCAAACACGGCGGTGAATACGCAAAGGTTTCCGCAGCCGAACGGGCTGAGTGTCTCTTGGAAGAAGCCGGCAAGAGGTTCGTGACATGGGTGTACGAAATCCTTGGCG